CTCTACTTTACAATTTTTTGTAAAAAAACCAGAACTTTACCCAACACACCAGATACAACAGATCCCCAATTATCACCAAACCATTTATTAAGCATACTGACAAAAACATCCACAATAGCACCTAAAATCTTACGTTCAATGGCATTAGGCAATAACTTAATATCATAATACGTAATACAGGCCTCTACTGCTAATTTTTTCTTATCAACAGAAACCAATTCTTTCCCTAACAACTCTACCTGTCTGATCGCTTCTGGAAGCACTGAAATTAACGCACTCACCTTTGCATAAGTGGATTTACCTTTAATTTTTTCAACTTCCCCCAAAACCTCATTCATTTTGGTAACTATTAAAGATAGTACCTCTTTTTCCTTGCTTGCCATATATCCTCCGTAATATTTGCTCAAATTTGCGATTTAAGAGCCTTTCACCACTTTTGTGTGGAATTATGCTTTTTTGGTCTCAAATGCCCTTAAACAGCCAATTTAACGCCCTGCGTACAACTATATAGATTGGGGAGATTTTCTCCCCAATCTATAAACTAATTTAGTTGGTATGTGTAAGTCTAAGTATACCCTTTGTATATTTGATGCAGAAACCAACGTCTTCCCACAAACCAAATATATCAGAGAATTCTTTAACCATCTTCTGGGTTTCGACTGTTAAATCAGTACGAATCATGAATACACCAACCTTCTCAGGATCGGTAACGATATACGAATAATCAGAATCGATTATAGGAATATCTGTAATAACGGTTTTACCCGTACTGTCCCTGTGTTCAAATGACTCACCATTAGGAACGTTTAATACAGGTAAATTCCAAATCTTACCCACAACGCCTTTCTTCATGTTTTCATTTGACTGTTCCGGCATAAACAACGGGGTTGCCGCTGCGGCCGAATTTAACCCGGAAAATCCGTAGCATCAGAGTAAAATCCACTGGCAGCCGCAGCATCCAACAGGGAAAAACCTTTAAGATCTTCCTCGGACATCACAGCTGATTTAGACCTTTCCTGGGCTCTGGTCAAAATATCATATTTACGATAGTTTGATTCATTCCATCTGGTTTGAGTTAAAACAGCAATAGGTGTGGTTTGCACCAAGATTCTTTCCGTTTTAACCTGCACAGCTTCCGGCAAACCATTCATAGCAATTTGATATGCCTGAACCGACACGTCAGCATCTAAAAGGGCTTCTTCACCCAATCCCAACTGATAGGTCGCATAAACCTGTCTAACACGAGATTCGTGTAGCAAGTCTCTGACAAGGGGTTTCATCATCAAACTAGCGATGACATTTAACCCATTGCCTTGTTTAGCTATTTTAGCTAACTCTGCCTCTCTAAGAAGGTGCTCTGTTGTTTTTTCAATTTTTTCCATATTTTCCATATCTGGTTAGCTCCTTACACTATAGCCTTATATAGCAATGTACTGTTTGCATCTGCAGGAGCACGTACAAGTACGCCCACCTGTATTTGTCCGATTGTACCGGAATCATCGCCTAAAGCAGTTGTCAATTCGCCTGTAGCATCAGCAATATAAAGAGGTGCACCAGTTACAGCAGTACCTGAATACGTTGATGCGGCAAACACTGAACCACGACCATCATTCCACACTGTAAACAAACCACCATTAACATACGCGGAAATATACCCGTATTTGTAATAGTTATCTAATACATTGTAGAGCCCATTGTAGGGCAGGGTGTTAGTATCATCAGCGGCTACGCCAAGAATACTACCCGTTGTTGCGATTACGTCAGCACCTAAACAAGGTATAACGTTAGTAACCGAACTTGTTGTTTTAAGTCTGATATACTTACCAGATATAATCTGGTTACCCGAAGCAATGGAACCATCGGTTTCATATATCGGCTTAAATCCAGGAACTCTTCCTATTTCAACTGCAGCATTTATCATTTAAACTCTCCTAAGTTTTCTTGAAATGTTACTTATCCCAACCAAAAAGCGCTAAAAGCCTGTCCTCTTCTGCTTTATTAATATCAGCGGAGCTGGCTTTTACATACAGAGGCGAATCTGTCGCTGCTTTCGCAACTACTCCAGACTTAATCTCTGCAATACTTTTCTTGTATGATTGCAATTGGTTGGTATTCATACCGAGCAAGTTTTTAGACTGCTCGTTAATAGAAGCGGCCATCGCTTTGGCAACAGCGGCCTCTAAAGAAAGACCTTCTTTTAATGCAGCTATGCGTACGGATTCATTAGGACGTAACAACCCTTTATTAACCATAGCCGTAATACACTCTTTAACCACTGCTTTCTTTTCAGTAAGCTGGGCCTCTATCTTCAAGCGTGTATTTTCTTCTGCTATTTTCTGAAGTTTCTGCTCCATTTCCGCAAATTTCACAACAGAATCCGTTTCTACCGGAATTTGCTCTGAAGAATGTGGCGTTATGGATTTATCTTCCTTCGTATTTGTTTTTTCTGTTTTGGACTGCGCGGGGAATATCACAGCATCACTTCTGACCTTACCGTCAGTACCTTCCCCTTCTGCGCCGGCTGTTTTAACTAACGGAACTTCTACAGCCGCTTTGGCTTCTGTACCCTCTTTCGGGAGATTTTTATCTGTAGTTACATCCCCCTCCCCTTTAGCTTTAGCATGCTCTGATTGCGTTTGCTGGTTAAATTCCTTGGACGCAGCAGGCCAACTAGGGGTATAATGGGCAACAACCTGAAAAACAGCAGCTTGAGCCCCTAGAGCCGATTGAACCTTGTTTTCAATAAAAGAAGCAACAACAGCTTTACCGAAATCTGCGCTTGTAGCAAATTCGGAACGAACTGTATCTTTCTCTATCCCAGCACCAAACGCGGCCTTAATAGAAAAAGAACAAACCTCTTCATCTGTATTGGCGTGTTTGATTACCCATAAACTCTCACCTATATTAGCTTTCTTAACCAAACTAGCTACATAAGCGGCAGGAGCGAATAATTCTTTCTCAGCAACTTCAGCCGGTTTTTTTTCAGCAGACTCAGCAGGTGAAGGAATATCTGCCAAAGGAAAATCCCCTGCACCTTCTTCCAACTTGTCGGTTTTTCCGACCTGTTCGTCTTTTTTAGAAAAACCAAGCAATTCTTGAATTTTTTCAAGATCCTGTATATCTGCTTTCTCATCCTCTCCTAAAGCTTCTTCAGATTTCTCATTCTTAAGAACCTTCTTTAAAAGATCCTCAACTTCTTTTATTTTACTTTCTTCAATCTCAACTTTTTTACCACCTATTTCTGGTTTCACATCTTTCTTATCAGAAGAATCCAATTCTTTTTTATCTTCAGGTTTACTCTCTTCATTAATAGGATTTTCCGTTTCTTCTTTTTTATTCTCTGGCTTCGCGGCTTCTGTCTCTAATGAGGCAGCAGTACCGCATTCCTTTTTCTCTATATCTTCCATTTTAGTCTCCTTAGGAATAGCACTATTTTTTTTATCTTCGTGAGGTACTGCTTCAGTCTCCAAAGCGCTACTCTTCAAATCTGTTTCGTCAGCCGGGACCAATTCCGCTATTTTACGTATTAATACATCTGCATTAATCTCGGCAATTTTATTTATATTTGACATACTATTCATATTTCTCCTTCAAAATTTCTTTAATAATAGAACGATACATTTCGTTTAATCTGCCATACAATCCTTCCGGATCCCTCAAAAAGTTTGAAAAACTCTGTATATCCGTAAATGTTTCATCTATCGGAGTAGCAGCATACGGTGCGGATTCTACTAAAATACGCAACGTATTATCCGTATTCGTCCCTTCTTTCATTATCCGCATCTTTCCAAAAACAAATGAACGATCATTCTCTTCCAATTTATAGGAAACAGTATACGTCTGTACACCTGTTTTCCTCATTGCTACCATAGGCGCTATTGAATCCACTGAAAAACCGTCTATTATAACCTTGCCTTGTAGATACTTGCGTGCGATGTTTAATACATCTTGCTCCTCTTTTGGCGCTTTCGGTTGTTTTGTCATTAAATCTGCCAATATGTTAATCCACAACGTCCTAAAATCTGGCGCACTTCCAGACTTGGTTACATCAGCGGCAAAAATTTGATATGTATAAGCCTTATTTTCAAATACAGTTTTTACTTGCGCCTCTACCTCTTCGCCACCAAAAAAGAAAAGTACTTTTTCCTTTAAAATGTGCTTTACTCTCCAATCAATCGCGCGGGGGGCATTATGTAATCCGTGGGAAAATGCCGCAAGTCTTTTCACATCTGAAATACTGACTTGTGCTTGTTGTGGGGTAAGCCAAATTTTCTCTGCCTCGATAATATAATAATCATCTTCCCCAGAGGCCCCCTTTAAATTAAAAGGCTCAATGTTTAATTGTTTTTCTACTAAATTACTAAAAACTGGTTCTTCTGCTTCTTTGGATTCTTTGGTCTCCTCTTCTGCTCGTGACTCTGGTATAACTTTTGAAGAAACTTCATTTTCTTTCGTGTGTTCTATGCTGTTTGTCTTCGGCTGTTCTAATTCATTTTCTACAGGAGGTATCGCTTCTTTAACTGCATCCGCCGGAGCATCTTCTGCTACACCCTGTCCAGGTTTCAAATATTTTGTAGAACCCCTTCCACTATTCTCACGATTCATTTCCGCTTTATCCAGTTTCTCTATATCTTCCTTTTTCGCATATCCCTTAGGTCTAGCAGGCCCCTTACTAAATTGTTTCTCTGCTCCTGGTACACTCTGCGACTTAACAACATCCTCTGCTTTTGGTTTTGATTTTTTAATATCGTCTGTCTGCTTAGCCTTCTCGCTTTTTACACCCATCGCACGTTGTATAACATCTAACACTTCTGCCATAGGGGTAGCGGCATCTATAAAATTCTTATAATAGAGATACTCTGCAATTGCACGGATATGATCTTCTGGCGAAGCAAATAAATCACTTAAATAATAGGGATTTTCTTCATCAATGGCGTATTTTTTTTGAATACCCTTAACCGCC